CGAGAGAACACAGAGAAGATGACTGATGTAATGAACGCAGTCAATCTTCTACAGAATACACCTTGGCAGATTAACCAAAGAGTTCTTAATGTATTACAAGAGACTTGGGAACAAGGCATAGAGGTAGAAGGTATTCCCCAAAGGGAAGACGAAGAGCTACCGCCCTACCCGTCAGATGATTGTGATCCGATTGAGAAGAAGATGTGGAAGCGTAGAGCTGCTGCAATCTATGACCACAATGCTGCCACAAAAAGCAGACGACTCCTTGTGCTTAATACCCAGTGGCTAGCTAACAAGTATAGAGACAAACAGTTCTACCTTCCACACCAGACAGACTTCAGAGGCAGATGCTACGCCGTGCCTAGCTATGTTAATCACATGGGAGCTGACTTCCAAAAGAGTCTGTTAACTTTTGCTAGAGGTGAAAAGATTAAAGACGAGAACGATGTGCAGTGGCTCGCCATTCACGGAGCTAACTGCTACGGTATCAAAGGCACATTCAACCAGCGTGTTGATTGGGTAGAAGAAAACCGACACAACATTTTTAAGATTGCTAAAGACCCAATGGCTTACGCTGATTTATGGCGAGAATGTGATGAGCCATTCCAGTTCCTTGCGTTCTGTTTTGAATGGGCAGACTACATGGCTACAGGTAATGGCTTCATGACGCACCTACCTTGTGGTATGGACGCTACTAACAACGGGCTACAGCTGCTAGGTGTTCTCACACGTGATGAGCCTTCCTGCATAGCTACGAATGTTGCACCAAGTAAATACCCACAAGACATCTACGGCATTGTTGCTGACAAAACTATTGAGTTTTTAAAACAAGACGGAGACTCTGACTACGCAGACAAGTGGTTAGCTTACGGAGTAGACAGGTCAGCTTGTAAGAGACCGACGATGACACAGAGCTATGGTTCTACTCTATACTCTTGTCGTCAATACATAAGTGACTGGTATGATGATACAGCACGTAAGCGAGATGAGCTTCCGTTCGATGAGTCTGACAAGTTTCAAGCTACGGCTTACCTAGCAGGTAAAGTATGGCAAGGCATCAACGATGTTGTAGGCAAACCTAGAGAAGCTATGGCATGGTTACAATCTACAGCTAGAACATTAGCCAATGAAGGTAAGCCATTCTATTGGGTATCACCTAGTGGTTTTCCTTGTCACCAAAATTACCAGAAGTGGGAGACTAAATCTATCAAGACAAAGCTTGGAGATAAAATTATGCGTGTTCGTTTCCGTGAGGATACCGACCAGTTAAGTGCTAAGAGACAAGCTCAAGGAGCTTCACCTAATTATATACATTCGCTTGACGCCAGCATCCTGCACTCTACGGTCAATCAATCAGCTACCAATTTCAACGTCAGAGATTTTGCAATGGTGCATGACTCGATGGCGACACACACCACTAAATGCAACGAGCTTGCAGCTACCATACGTGATGTGTTTGTAAAACAATTTACACCAGACTTACTTCAAGAGTTGAAAGACTCAATCGAAGATGAGCATGGAGTAAACCTTGAGCCTCTTCCAGTGAAGGGGACATTCAACATAAATAACATATACAAATCGGAGTACATATTCTCATGAATGATACCATAACAACAATGGTGGGAACAGCACGTTACCCACACGTCAATAAACCGAACACTACGTTCGACCCTGATGGCGCATACTCTTGTGACATCATAGTAACGGAAGCAGAAGCTAAAGAGTTTGCTGCTAAGGTAGAAGCAATCCGCACCGAAGCTCATGAAATGGAGGAGCGCAAGACAGGCAAGAAGATTCGCTTGTGTAAAGAGTTCCCTGTTAAGGAGACTGAAGATGGTCAGTGGATCATTCGCAGTAAACAGAAAGCTAAGGGTAAGAACACACGCACTGGTGAAGTGTATGAGTTCAATATCAAACTCTTCGATGCACAAGGTAAAGCTTGTGATGTTGAAGTAGGAGGTGGTTCTAAAGTGAAGATGGCTATCAAGCCTTACACTTGGTATAGCCCAAGCCTTGGGTTTGGTGTGAGCCTTCAACTCAAAGCCCTACAAATCATCGAGCTTGTAGCACCTAGTGCTTCAGGAGCTGGAGCTTCAGCATTCGGATTCACGTCCGAAGAAGAAGGCTTCTCTAGCGGAGGTGAGTCTCTCGAAACCGTAGTGGCTGATGGGGACTTTTAGGTCAGGTTTTGAACAACGTGTGGCATCCTCTCTTTCGGGAGAGGGTGTCCACTACACCTACGAAACTGATCGTATCGCTTTCGTAGAGCCTGAGAAGAAACGCAGGTACACGCCTGACTTCTTCTTATCAAATGGGGTCATCCTTGAGGTCAAGGGTAGACTAACGACAGCTGATCGCAAGAAGCATGAGTGGATTAAGAAGCAACATCCTGACATAGACCTGCGCTTTGTGTTCCAAAGAGCAAAGGGTAAAATCTACAAGGGTAGTAAAACTAGCTACGCTGATTGGGCTGACAAACATAACATACCTTGGTGCCAAGGACCAAGTATACCGAAAGAATGGACGACCTAAAAACTATCAACACACACACGAATTGCCCTGACTGCGGAAGCAGTGATGCCTTATGCGAGAACGAAGATGGCAGCACTAAGTGCTTCAGCTGTGGGGTATTCAAACCAAATAACAAACAACACACAACAACAACACACACATCTAACATGACAACAGTTCAAGGCGACTACCAAGACTTAGTAAAAAGAAACATACCACTATCCATCTGTAAGAAGTATGGATACACCGTAGGAGAAAACAGATCGAAGCTCTGCCAGATTGCTAACTACAAGGACAGCACGGGTAAGCTAGTAGGACAGAAGCTACGCTATCCAGATAAATCTTTCGAGACTGTAGGAACGGTGCGCACCTTATTCGGTATGCACCTATTCGGTAAAGGTAAACGCATCACCATTACAGAGGGAGAGATAGATGCGATGAGCGTGTCCACCGCCTTCAATGGTAAGTGGGCTGTGGTCAGTGTTCCATCAGGAGCGCAATCAGCTATGTCTGCTATCAAGCACAACCTTGAGTATCTCAATAACTTTGATGAGATTGTTATCATGTTTGATATGGATGAGGTAGGCATCGCAGCTTCTAAGAAGTGTGCTGCCATCCTTCCAGTAGGTAAGGCATTCATTGCCAACCTTCCAGCCAAAGACCCCAACGAATTGTTGATGGAGAATAGGGGCAGTGAAATCATTCAGTCATTCTGGGACGCTACTCAATACAGACCAGACGGTATCGTAGCTGGTGAGGACATGTGGGACATTGTCAGTAAGACTGAGATTGTAGACAGTGCTGCCTATCCTTTTGCTGGACTGAACCGAATCACAAGAGGACTACGTATTGGAGAGATTGCTACGTTCTGTGCTGGCAGTGGTGTAGGCAAGTCTGCCGTGTGTCGTGAGATTGCTTACCACCTAATCAAGAACGACGAGAAGGTTGGATACATTGCCTTAGAGGAAAGCATTAAGCGTTCGGCTCAAGGTATCATGGGGCTAGCTATCAATAAGACACTGCACCTTGGCACGGAAGTGGAAGAGGACGAGTTGAAGAAAGCGTTCGATGCTACAATCGGTAGCGGAAACTTTGTTACCTATGACCACTGGGGTTCGATTGAGTCTGACAACTTAATCAATCGCATCCGATACATGAACAAGGGTCTAGGATGTAAGTGGATATTCCTCGATCACGTGTCCATTGTTGTTTCAGGACAGGACGGAGATGAGCGCAAGATGCTTGACATCCTTATGACAAAGCTTCGTTCTCTTGTGGAAGAGGTAGGTGTTGGAATGATTCTTGTTTCGCACCTTAAGCGACCAGAGGGTAGAGGGTTTGAAGAAGGACGAGAGACTACGCTTGGACACCTGAGAGGTTCAGCGGGTCTCGGTCAGTTGAGTGATATGGTTATTGGACTGGAGAGAAATCAACAGGACGAAGAAGTTAAAAACGAAACAACCATTCGGATTCTCAAGAACAGATTTAGCGGAGAGACAGGCGTTGCTTGTACTCTCGAATACAACCAACACACAGGAAGACTACATGAAAAAAACACATACTTCGATGCTGACGATACTCAGCCTATTACTAATGATAACGACGCAGGCGAGTCCACAGAAAGTATCGCCTTTATGGGGGGAAGCAATGAACCATTCTAAACCAACAGAGACTGAGATAAGCAAACTTCTTAAAGCTATCAGGACGGTGGAGACAGGTGGAGAACCTAATCCAACCTATGCTGTAGGAAGATACCAAGAGATTGGTCCGTTCCAAATTACCTATGCCTACTTCGAGGACTCAGGAATCAAAGGCACATGGACACAGAACTGTCTGTATGTTGATCGATCAATAAAGGTGATGCTGGCTTACTGGAATAGGTATGCAAAGCTGCACACACTAGAAGAGTATGCACGTCTACACAATGGTGGACCGAACGGCATGAACAATAGGAACACACTAGAATACTGGCACAAAGTTAAAAAAGAAATGGAGGCAGGACAATGAGAAGGGCTTACTTCGATATAGAAACGACAGCAGTAGACAACTGGGCTACGCTTGAAGGCATGGACAAGATACACTGTATCTCTGTTATGTCTATGGATGAAAACAAGTGTCTCACTTTCACTGGTGATAGCGTCAAGGAAGGTATTGCTTACCTTGTTCAGCACGACGAAGTGGTTGGTCACAACGTGATTGGCTTCGACATCCCTGCTATCAAGAAGCTGTATCCTACGATTAAGTTCCCTGTTGTTCGAGACACTCTTGTGATGGCATCTGCTATGTTTGGAGATGTTCGATCTACTGACTTACAAAAGCCACAATTCCCCAGAGAGCTAATTGGTAGACAATCGCTCAAAGCTTGGGGCGTTCGTCTCGGTGTGTTGAAGGGAGACTTTGGCGACACTACTGATTGGACTACGTGCACGGAAGAGATGATAAAATACTGCGAGCAGGACGTGTTGGTAACTTACACACTTCACAGTCACCTTGTATCTTCTCAGCCATCAGACACGATGATCAAGATCGAACACAAGTTTGCTGAGTTGATGAAGATGCAAGAGGTACACGGTTGGAAGTTCGATATGGATGGATGCCGTGAACTTACGAAGGAGATAATGCAAAGACGTGCTGACTTAGAGAAGCAGTTACAAGAAGCGTTCCCTCCGAAAGATGTTCCAACTAAGACTCCAATATGGAAAACCAGTGACGGTAAAACATGGAAGACCAAGAAGCAAGCGATGGAAGCTGGACACAAATCAGCAGACGTGAAGAAGGACGGATTCAAAACCAAGAAGGTATTGTTCAATCCTGCATCACGTGATCAGATTGC